TAAGATTATATTCATCAAGCAGTAACACGACCTTATCAATAGATAATGTAAGCGTTAAAGAAGTATTAGGCGACCAACCAAGACTAAACTACGATATATCAAATGGAGTAGTACAATCTTGCCCTTCGCTTATGTTAGAACCAGCTTCTACAAACGTTATTAATTATAGTGAACCTACATCTTCAGAATCTTCAGCGAGTGGGATTACATACGAATCTTATATATGGGCAGTAGGTCATTTTACTAATTGTGTTAAATTTGGAGATAATAGCGTAACAAGATATAGATATTTTACAGCAACAATAGCAAATTCAACTCAATATGTTATGTCTGCTTTTGTAATAATGGACGATTTAAGCGAGCCTGTATTAGGAACGAATACAGTTTCAGGAGATTTTATATTAAGAGTAGGAGGCACAAGCGCAACTACTGGTAATTTCCCTAATGTAAATATGGGTAATAATATATATAGAGTATCAAGTTTAATAACATCAGGAGCTTCAGGAGGAACTACTGGCTTATTAAAATATCAAGGTCAATCTAATAAAGGATTTAGAATAGTTGGATTCCAAGTTGAAGAATTAAGCTACGCTACAAGCTACATTCCTACTAATGGAAGCTCACAGACAAGAGCTGTTGAAACTTGTACTGATGCTGGAACTGCTGCTACGTTTAATTCAACAGAGGGAGTTTTCTATGCTGAAATTAAAACGCTTGAGCCTCAACCAACTGGACAATATATATCAATTAATGATGGTTCTGGAGGAGCAAATCAAGTTAGGATTGGTTGGTTAAATTCTAAAATATATGTGCAAATTAGAGTAAATGGTAATGCTTTCTTTACATTTAACCCTAGTTCACCAACTCACACAAATTTTAATAAAATAGCAGTAAAATTTAAAGAATCAGACTACGCAATTTATATAAATGGTCAAGAAGTAGCTACAGACACATCTTCAAATATTTTTGCAAGTGATGTGTTAGATACTTTAAGTTTTTCAGCTTATACATCAACAGGTAAGTTTTTTGGAAGATGCAAAGATTTAAGAGTATATAACGAAGCATTAACAGACGCACAATTACAAACATTAACAACTTTATAATATGAAAATTAGTAAATACGAGTTTGACTCACAAGAACAAGCAGAAACTAAAATAGCTGCTTTACCACACGCAACAGATGAAGATGGTAATGACTACCCTACTCACAAACACACTATCGTAAAGCTTGGCTTTATAGTATTAGAACAAGGCGAATACAATGCAGAAGGAGAAGAAACTAAAGCACCTGTATTATCAGACAAATATTCTGTTGATGTACTATGGAAAGATTTAGAAGAAGTAGATGAAGATGGCAATGTAACTATAGACCACCCATACGGATGGAAATCAAAAGCTATTGATATAGACGATGAAGGAGTACACGGATTTTTTGGAGTTAAATATCAAGATAATAAACTATAATGCCAATACCAAAGCCTAAACCAGCAGAAAAGCAAAGCGACTTTATGATTCGTTGCGTTCCTATGCTTACACCTTATCATGAAAAAAGTCAAGCTATAGCTATATGCTATGATGCGTATAAAAAGGTAGAATTAGAAAGCTATAATGATTATCCTGATGGAGCAGTAAACAATGCAAAAAAAGCTTTAAAATGGAAAAAAGAAAATGGATCTAGTTGCGGAACACAGGTTGGTTGGACAAGAGCTGGTCAATTAGCAAGAAGAGAAAAAATAAGCAGAGATACTATATCTAGAATGGCAAGTTTTAAAAGACATCAACAACATAAAGATGTTCCTTATTCTGAAGGGTGTGGAGGTCTGATGTGGGATGCTTGGGGAGGTAGTGCTGGAGTAAATTGGGCAATAAGTAAACTTAAAGAAATAGATAAAAAATGAGCAAAGAAACATTGAAAGAAGAAATTCTAGCCAAAATAGAAATTGATAAAATACATGCACAAAGTACTGCTAAAGAAATAGCATCTAGGCATTTAGGAAAGCATGGGATAAATTATATAACAATATTAGTGGTAATAGGGGTTATAAGTTCTCAATTTTTAGAAGGTGGTGCTTTAACAGCAGTTATTGGTTTAGTATCTACAGCAGCTATGGCTTTAATAGGAATACTGCAACATATAGTAGGAGCGAAAGAAAAAGAGGAAAAGCCAGAATTAGAAATAATAAAAAGTTTAATACAACAGCTTTCTGACAAAGAAGATGACCCTATGCAAGTAGATGTAACTGATACAGATGTTACAGTAACAAAAGGAGAAAGCAAAGTAACAGCAAGTAAAAAAAAATAAATGATACAAGACTATAAAACATTATTTATAAATATGGGTAGTCTAGGGCTATCATTAACAGATATTGATATAATACTAAAAATTGCGCTTTTGCTTATCACTATTGGATATACATTACAAAAATGGTATTTAATGAATAAAAAGAAAAATGACTAAAAACTTTACTAAAGAAGAATTTGATTGTAATTGTAATTGTGGTGTTTGTGAAATGCCTATAAATGTTTATCATAATGTCGTAAAAGTTGCAAACCAACTACAAGTATTAAGAAATGAATTAAAAAAGCCAATACATATAAACTCTGCATATAGGTCAGAAGAATATAATGAAAAAGTCGGTGGTGTTAAAACTTCACAACATATAATGGGTAAAGCTGCAGATATTTCTATAAAAGGATTATCCCCACTAGAAGTATATAAGACAATAGAAAGACTTATTGTAAATGGAGATATGTTACAAGGTGGTTTAGGTTTATACGATTCTTTTGTTCACTATGATATTAGAGGAACAAGAGCAAGATGGGATTATCAAAAAAAATTATAATATGTTTTTAGGATTTAGTTTAGTTGTAGAAAGAGGTTTATTATTTGGTTGGGAGTATTACCCAGCATTAGAACAAGACGACCATGAAGAGTTAAATGTTTACTTAATATTAATTTGCATTCACATTAAATGGGGTTATGGCGAAGAAGTTTAAAGATACTAAAGTAGGAAAGTTCTTACTACACAACGGTTCAGGCATTGTAAACACTATTGGCGATGTATTGCCTAATAACGGTGTATTAGGTATTGTTAAAGGACTTATAGACAAAGACAAAGTATTACCACCAGAAGACAAAGAAAAAGCCTTAAAACTACTAGAAATGGATATGGTAGAGATGCAAGAAGTAACAAAGCGTTGGAATAGCGATATGACTAGCGATAGTTGGTTAAGTAAAAACGTTAGACCTTTAACACTTATATTTTTTTCTATTAGTTATGTTATAGGTTGGTTTTTAGATTATTCTTTAGAAAATATTACTGGGCTTTTATCCCTAATAGTAGGTGCTTACTTTGGTAGTAGAGGATTTGAAAAAATAAAATCTATTAAGTAAATCAATAATTTGATTATTCCCCATATATCTTTATTTTAATAATTTGTTATATATATTTATATTACTTTTTATTTATGTATTTATTTATATAAAAATACTAATAATTAAAAAATGTTAAAGTTATTACTTTTTTTTTAAATATAAAAATGCTATATTTATATTATGAACATAGCAGTAAAAATAAGAAGACACGAAAATCAAACTGAATACTACGATTTAAAACTATCTACATATAAAGAAAGTATTGAAGGTAAATTCAGTAAAGAAGATTTACGTTATTTGATACAGCAGATAGACAATGAAATAATATAATGCCTAAAAAACCATCAAGAAAAAGTATAGTAAAAAAACTTGATAAAGTATTTAGCCAATTTATTAGAAGAAGATTTGCAGTAAATGAAATTGCTAGGTGTATTACGTGTGATAAAAAAGCACATTGGAAAGAGTTACAAGCTGGTCACTTTATGAGTAGAAAGCATTACTCAACAAGATGGGATGAAACTAATGTTCAAGTACAATGTAGTGGGTGTAATGTATTCAGATATGGAGAGCAATTTAAATTTGGAATGTATTTAGAAGAATCTTATGGCGAAGGTACAGCACAAACAATGCATAATAAAAGTAGGGAAATAGCTAAATTTAGCGATATACATTTAAAAGAAATGATAGAATATTACAATAAATTACTAACTAACTTAAAATAATTCTTGTTTTGTTTTGTTTTCTGAAAAGGGGTAGGCTTCGGTTTACCTCTTTTTTTATTTTAAATTATTTTATAAACATAGTTGTTAATTAAATAAAAAGTATTATATTTACATATAACATTAAAACAAGACAAAATGTATTACATTATTACCACACAACAAGGAGACCAAATTAAAGAGACTGATTACTTTAAAGCATTTAGATATTCTTTATTTAACAAATGTATTTTAGAACAACGCAATGGTTCTGGCGTTAGAGTAGAAATTAATAACTTTAGCAATTTATAATATGAAAAACGAACCTATACACGAAACAGTTAGAGACCTATACACTTTTAAAAATATGCAGATAGATGCATTACAAAAAGAATTATGTAAAGCAAATACAAGAATAACTAATTTAGAAACATTTATATTTGAGTTATGTGATGATGGGTGTCCAGAATCATACAAAGATATAGTAAAAAAAGAAGTACTAAATGACTTTACAAGAGATTAACTTTCATACTAATTACGAACTATTAGCTAACTTATTGTTAGAGTTTAACAAAAAGAAACCTAAAGAAACCGATAAATATATGAAGGCATTAAGTGAAATGTATTTTTATATAAACTCAATGCACATAGAAAACAGAGAATTAAGATTAGATAATAGTAATACTAAACAACAATTAAGAAAACAAACTTTGGACTTTTACGAGTTTAAAAATAATGTAGAAGAAATTATAAATTAAAACAAAATGAACAGAGAAAAATTATTAGATTTGTATAAAAAATACGAACTAACAAAAGATGATGTATATAAACATCAGCATTATGTAATTATTACAAGAATGGGTATTGAAAAAATACAAGCAAAAGAAAAAATAAATATTAGTTATGAGGTTATAAAATGCGAAACAAACTTTGCAGTATTTAAAGCTATTGCATTTCTTAACAGTAAACCAAGTGTATTAATTGAAACCTTTGGTTCTGCCTTAAAAGGTGGTTCATTTAAAGATGGTAACTGTAATACTTGGTATGTAGCTGAAATGGCAGAGAAAAGAGCTTTATCAAGGGCAGTACTTAAACTAACTGGCTTTTATGAGTTAGGTGTATTTGGAGAAGACGAATCAGAAGATTTTAAAAAAGTAAATAAAGAAAAATTAATAAACTTAAATAAATAACAATGGCATCATTAATCAATTTAAACATCAACGTAGAAAATCTACCTAAAGAAAAATTTGTAAAAGGAAAGAAAGGAGTTTACTATAACTTAACTATAAGTGTAAACGATGATACAAATCAATTTGGTCAAAACGTATCAGCTTTTGATTCACAAACAAAAGAAGAGAGAGAAGCTAAAAAGCCAAAGCAATACATCGGCAACGGAAAGGTAGTTTGGACAGATGGAAAGTCCACTAAAGCACAGCAAGAAGCTCAATCACAAGACAACGACAACAATGTAGATTTACCATTTTAATATTTGGGAGGGTGTAAAAGCCCTCCTTTTTTTATGACCGAAGAACAGAAAATGTTTATGCAGCTCTTGGAAGAAGAGTGTGTAATAAATACAAATGACATAGTAGAATATCCACCAGTAGCAATATCTATGGGAGAAACAACTATACAAACACTAAAAGGCACAAAGACCTTACCAATACCTTTAGGTACTTATGGTAACTTTAGTTTTGTACAAGCACCCCCAAAGACAAAAAAGACTTTCTTTATTAGTTTATTAGCTTCTGTATATTTAGGAAACAAAAACAAATTCGGTGGAGAGTTAAGAGGACACAGAAACAATAAATGTCTTATACACTTTGACACAGAACAAGGTAAGTTTCACGCACAAAGAGTATTTCGTAGAGTTGTAGATATGAATCAAGAACAAGACTTAGGTTGCTATCATACTTTTGGTTTAAGAACAGTAGGGTTTAAACATAGAGTTGATTTTATAGAATACTATTTAAAGGAAAAAATAGAACAAGGTAAAGTAGGACTAGTGATTATAGATGGAATAGCAGATTTAGTATCTGATGTTAATTCATTAGAGCAAAGTAACGAAGTTGCACAAAAACTTATGGAGTGGAGTCAATTATTTTCTTGTCATATTATAACTGTTATACATAGTAATTTCGGCACAGACAAACCTACTGGACATTTAGGTTCTATACTAGAAAAAAAGACAGAAACACAAATACAATTAGAAACAAACACAGTAAACAAGGATTGGATTACAGTTAAATGTAAACGGAGCAGAGGTTATGCTTTTGAAACATTTAGCTTTAAAGTTAATGACATAGGTCTGCCAGAAATAGTTGGAGATTTATATAATCCCTTAAAAGGTGTAAGTTTTTAATATGACAGAGTTTTTAGAAGCATTAGGTAAAAACCATAAAGAGTGGGTACAAATAGCAAAAAATCTAGGTGCAAAGGACTATGCAGAAGACATAGTGCAAGAAAGCTATTTGAAGATAATAAAATATGCAGACAACAAAAAAGTATATAGCAATGGTAAATATTCTAAAGCTTATATGTATTTCACAATTAGAAGTGTATTTATAAATTATATTAAATTAAAAAACAAAGTGCATAAAATACAAATAGAAGAATTTTATAAAGACAAAGATTTTAACGAGATTCCAGAAAAAGATATGCATAAGTTTACAGCTACTGATGAAATAAAAAAAGAAGAAGCGTTTTGGAGATTATGTGAAAAAATGGATAATGAGTTGGATAAATGGCATTGGTACGACAAAAGTATTTATGAATTATATAGAGATACAGATTTAAGCATTAGGGGTTTATCAAGTGAAACTAAAATAAGTCCAGTTAATATATTTCATACACTGAAAAAAGGCAAAGAAAAAATAAGAGATAAGTTTAGTGAAGACTACGAAGATTTTAAAAACGAAGATTATAATTTAATATGAAACCACCAAAAGACAAACGTACTAAAGAGTACAAAGAATGGAAAGCTAATTACGATAAACAATCTAAAGGATTAGGAGATACTATTGCTAAAATTACTAAAGCTACTGGAATAGCTAAAGCTGTTAAGTTTATAGCTGGAGAAGATTGTGGCTGTGATGAAAGACAAGTAGCCCTTAACAAGGCATTTAGATACAAAAGACCAAAGTGTTTACTAGAAAACGAATATCTTTATTTAACAGAATGGTTTGCACAAAACAGAACAAGAGTGAACCCATCAGAACAAAAACAATTATTAAAAATATACAACAGAGTATTTAATGATAAAAAAGTAATGACATCTTGTGGGAGTTGTATAAGAACAACAATAAATGAATTAAACTCTTTATATAGAACTTATGGAAATTAGACCACGCATTAACGGAAACAAAAAAGCAGCTTACGAGAACATAACCAAGAAAGAAACTAGAGTTCTTGTTATAGGAGACTTACACGAGCCATTTTGTTTAGATGGATATTTAGAACATTGTCAAGAAACCTATGCTAAATACAATTGTAATAGAGTTGTGTTTATAGGGGATGTGATTGATAATCATTATTCATCATATCACGAATCAGATGCAGATGGTTTAGGTGGTGGGCAAGAACTAGAACTAGCAATAAGTAAAATAGCTAAATGGTATAATGCTTTCCCTAAAGCACACGTAACAATAGGGAATCACGATAGGCTAATAATGCGTAAAGCACAAACAAGCGCAGTACCAAAGAAATGGATTAAGGCTTACAAAGATGTACTAGAAGTACCACAATGGAAGTTTGTAGATAGAGTTGTAATTGATGGAGTACAATATATACACGGAGAAGCTGGAACAGCAAGGATGAAATGTAGAGCTGATATGCAAAGTACTATACAAGGGCATTTACATACACAATGTTACACCGAATGGTATGTTGGTCAAAACTTTAAAGTATTTGGTTCACAAGTAGGATGTGGTATAGATGCAACTGCTTATGCTATGGCATACGCTAAAAGAGGTAAAAAACCAGCTATTGCTTGTGCAGTAGTATTAGGGGGTCATACAGTAATAAACGAATTAATGGAATTATGAAAAAAAAACAATACACAACCAAAGAAAGGTTTAAGATTCTTGAATCAACAGTAGCTACTTTATATGTGGCATTAGATAAATTATCTAAAAGAATAGATGGCATTGATGATTTTTTAACTAAAGCAACAAAAGATTTTAAAGAAAACTAGTATATATTAACAAAATTGTTTATATTTACGCAAAACAAAACAAATTATGGAAGAGGTAACATTAGTATATAACGACATAGAATTAGTTGTTGTAGGAATATTTAACAAGGGACAAAATGGTAGTTATGAGTATCCAAGCTTTAGTTGTTATTTTGATTGTCATAAAGTGTTATGCGGAGGACAAGACATTATAGATATACTTGAGCCACGTGTAATAGAGGATTTAGAAGAAGAAGCTAACCAAATAATAGAAGACCTATGATAGTTCTATTTGATGCAGACAGTTTAGTATATTCTTCTTGTTGTGGTGTAGATGACATACTAGATGAAGCAATAGGTAAGTTTGATGAAGTATTTATGTCTATTATAAATAGGCTAGAAGAAACCTATGAAATACAAAGAGTAATTACTTTTAATAATAGTAGAGGTAACTTTAGGAAAATACTAGACCCTAACTACAAAGCAAACAGAAAAAAGCAAGAACACCCAAAACTGCTTAATAAAATGCACGAGGAAATATCTGCAATTTATTCTACTAAAAATTGTTACGGTATGGAAACAGATGATTTAGTTTCTATTTACTGGCATAAACTAACAAAAGAACTAGGGCATAATAATGTAATAATAGTTTCAATAGATAAAGATTACAAACAACTACCAGCGTTAATTTATAACTACCATTATAAACATCAATGTATTTATGACATAACACACCAACAAGCATTATATAACTTTTACGAACAAATGATAATTGGAGATGGTGCAGACAATGTTAATTATTGTAAGGGTTACGGTAAGGTATATGCATTAAAACTTTTTAAAGATTGCAAAACACATTATCAATTTACTAAAAAGACATACGAGTTATTTAAAACAATATATAAATCAAAAGCAAAGTTAAAATACATACAATGCTATAACCTTTTAAAGTTAAGAACTAAATGAAACTATTTGAAGACAATTGGGGTGTTGATAATAGCCCAGAAGATCACACAGAAATTACTACAACAATATTATATTTTAGTAAACAAGAATTAAAAGAGTTTAAAAATTTATGTAAAGTAGGTATAAAAAAATACTATGGTGATGCTGCACAAGACAAAGGCAACATTAGCGATTATTTATTATTAATATTAAAACACCACAATGAAAACAATTAAATTAAATAATTACTACAAAGGCAATAGCGCAGATAAATTTAAAGGCAAGTTTTTAAATGAAACAGATTTTAATACCCTAATAAAAGAAGATTGTGATGGGTACGATATGTATGGCAATTTATTGTTCAGGTACAGAAAAAACGCAATACCAAATGAAACCCTATTATTAGGCTATAATAGTTTTAAAGAAAGCATAGAGCTAACTGAAGGGCGTGGAATTGCAAGTGGTAGCAGCCATAAACGCATACGTAAAGACGGAACTGTAAGTAACATTACTGTTGGTAATAAAGTATATAGCGGAAGCGTAGGTTATATGGACGCTGGTGCTATGGTGCATTATTGTAGAAAAACAGCCTTTGCACGTAAATACTTTGATGAGTTTACACAAGGTATTCCATTTGTAGAATATATAGATAGTAAATACAAAGAACTTTGCCCAGAACATTATGCAAAACAAAAAGCAATAGCAGATGGAACAAATAGAAATTATGTTATAGGTAATACAAGTTTTACAACTGTAACAGTAAATAAAAACTTTAGAACTGCTGTACATAAAGATAGTGGTGATTTCCCAGAGGGTTTTGGTAACTTAATTACATATAGGCAAGGAAGTTATGATGGTGGTTATTTTTGTTTGCCAGAATACAAAGTTGCAATTGATATGCAAAACAACGACTTACTATTTGTTGATGTACACAAGTGGCACGGAAATACAGAAATAACAAACAAAAGCGATGATTGGCTACGTATAAGTTTTGTGCTTTACTATAGGGAGTATATGTATAAGTGTAGCCAACCAAGTGATGAATTAAAAAAAATAAAACAAAATAAAACAGGATATTTAAAATTATGAATACAACAACAAAACAAAAAAAAGGATTAGAATTTGAAAGCTGGGTGTACAATAAATTAAAAGATGAATGGGGTTTAACACTAAACCATTGCACAACAAAAGAAGAACAATATACCAAAGGCGAAAACTATCAAGGTTGGGAAATTAAAAACGACCAAACATTTAACAAAACTAATAACTTATACATAAGTGTAGAGCGTAGGTACAGCAATAAAGTTTACCCAAGTGGTTTATACAAAGAGCAAGAAATACCACAAAGGTTTTATGTAATAGGCAACAAAAAAGAGTGTTATGTGTTTAGTACAAAAATACTAAAACAATACTATGAAAAACACAAATGCCAGTTAATCCCTGGATTTACTACAAATACTGGTGGAAAAGAATATGGCTTTTTATTAAATAAAGAATACGCTGAAAGGTTATGCGTTGGTAAGTTTGTTAATCAATACAATTTATTATGATTGGTACTTATTGCAATATAAACAACATAAAGCCTATAAATAATTTAACACAAGGTTTAGACTTTAGGCAACCACAATATAGGCGCAAAGTATTTTTAGACTTTTATAAATTCCATACTAAATATAGAGGTCATGCTGGTGCTGTATATTATGCAATACCTTTTATTGTAGACTATTTAAAGTTAGATAAAGAACAATCATACTGGTTATGTTTTATAAATGGTTGTAGCCAAAATATAGTAACATCATATATTATATTTAATAAGTTTAAAGACTTTAATAAATTAAACATTGTAGCCCTTAAAGAATGGTTTTATAATAATTATAAATTGTTTGGTTGGGATACAGACAGAAGGTATTTTAAAAATTCTTTTATACAATGCATAGAAAATTACCAAACATTATTAAATGGTAAAACACAAGAGCAATACTTTAACAATATTTGCAATACACAAAATGCACATACTAACTTTACTAAACTTTGGGATGTAGTAAATAACGAGTTTTTATATTTTGGTAGGTTAAGCGCATTTAGTTATATAGAATACTTAAACATAATAGGTTTAAATGTAGAGTGTAACAGTTTATTTTTAGATAACATAAAAGGTAGTAAAAGCCACCGTAATGGTTTATGTAAGGTATTAGGAAGGGATGACCTAGAATGGACTAAAACAAATGATGTAACATATACACCTGAAATAATTAATTGGCTAAACCTAGAAGCAGATAAACTACTAACAGAAGCAAAAGAATATATTAAGTTACCTTTTGTAAATTACTTTACTTTAGAAACTACCTTATGTTGTTACAAAGGTTGGCACAGGGTTAATAGGCGTTACCCTAATGTATATAACGATATGTTTTTAGACAGAATAAAGTATGCAGAAAAACAATGGCAAACAAAACTAGACATATTTTATAAAGCAAGGCAAAAATACTTGCCACCCTATTTACGTTGCGAAGACAACCCTAACAAACTAAAGCTATGTAAACAAAAGCAAAACCATTATAGATTAACTGGCGAAGTTATAATGATGGATGAGGAATATGAATATTACAAAAACAATTTTAACACTAATACACTATGGCAATAAATATTTTAATAACTGGGAATTGTGGTGTTGGCAAAACATACGTACTAAAAAAATTAATACAATGCTTAAAACTAACAAAACAAAACAGAATAGGTTTATTAAATTACCTTGAATGCAGTAAATACATAGTAACTGGTAAATATGTTGATGATGTATTTGATGGTAGCGATAAACTTGCTATGAATGTCATGAGTAGTGTTGATGAGTTTTTACAAACAAATAAAGGTAAAATAATATTTTATGAGGGTGATAGGTTTACAAACAATAAGTTTATAGTAAAAGCTAAACCATTTATAATAAAAATACTTGGCGATGGCAAAGTTGGTAGAGAACAACGCAATAGCAATCAAACACAAAGACACCTTAAAAGCATACAAACAAGGGTAGGAAATATTAACGCAGATTTAGAATTAAGTAACAGTAAAGTTTGCATAAGTGTACTAATGCATTGTATATTGCACAGTAATAATATAACAGAACTTAAAGAAAACTTAAACAAGCAAAAAACAATACATAAAAAAAAACAACAAAGTTTGTTTTAAATGAATAAAAAAAAAGATACCGTTTATGAATTTTATAATTTAGCATTATATGAATACGAACAAGGTACTGGACTAGAAGAATTACAAGAAATACTACAAGATTACGAACATCAAGAAATGTATTTAGAATGTGCTGGTATAAAATTAGCCATACAATATATAGAGTTCTTAATAAATTTACAAATAATAATATATATAAATAAAATAAATGAAGACACCAGAAATCAAAGACTTAGTTGAAAACGAATTAGGGTACAGAATAAATGTAAAATCAAGAAAAAGAAGCATTGTGTACGGTAGGGCTATATACTTTAAAATTTGCAAAGACAGAACAAACCTATCATTAAGTAAAATAGGACAAACACTAAACCTAGACCACGCAACAGTACTACATAGCTTAAATAAAATATTCCCATCGTTTGAATTATACAACCCAGAGTATATGGAAATATACAATAGAATAATAGCAACAGAGGAATACATACCTAAACACCAAAAACTAAATATACTGCAAGAAGAACACAGAAAACTACAAAATAGGTTTAAGTATTTAAAAAGAATTAAAATAGACCCAAAACTAAGACCCTTACTTGAAACAATACAACAAATACCACAAGAACAATTACCAGTAGCAGAGTACAGAATAAAAAGGGTTATTAATAGGTTAAAAGAATTTGAAGAATAACAAAAACACAATATATTTGTTATATAAAAAATAATTAATAATAATCTTTTTTAATTATGGATAAAAGAAAAAACAACGGTGGGCATACAACAGCTGGTAGAAAGCCTAAAGCCGAAGAGGTAAAGTTAATTGAAAGATTAACACCATTAGAACCACAAGCATACGCAGCACTAAAAAAAGGAATAGAGGGAGGAGAGTTTAAGTTTATACAAATGTTCTATCACTATTACGCTGGTAAACCAAGAGAAACAAAAGACATCACATTAAATACTGAACAACCTTTATTTAATATTGTTGATTAATGTTTGTAGTAACAACTGCAATTAAAAAACTTCTTAAACTTAAGAAAAGAAAAAAGATAGTTCAAGGTGGTACATCAGCTGGTAAAACATTTGGTATATTACCTATACTCATAGATAGAGCTATAAGAACTCCTAACGTAGAAATAAGCGTAGTTAGTGAGAGTATACCACATTTGCGTAGAGGTGCTTTAAAAGACTTCCTAAAGATTATGATGATGACCAATCGTTATAATGATATGCAATATAATAAGTCAATGCTTAAGTATAAGTTTGCTAATGGAAGTTACATAGAGTTCTTTAGTGTTGAATCAGCAGACAAGTTAAGAGGAGCAAGAAGACACACGCTATATGTAAACGAAGCTAACAACATTCCTTACGAAGCATACAATCAATTAGCAATAAGAACATCTGGAGATATATGGATTGACTTTAACCCAACCTCATCATTCTGGGCGCATACAGAACTACAAGGCAAAGATGATGCAGACTTTATAAAGCTTACGTATTTAGACAACGAAGCATTACCAGACACAATTATAAACGACATAGAGAAAGCTAAAGACAAAGCAAAGACATCTACATATTGGAATAACTGGTGGAATGTATACGGACTTGGAGAGATAGGAAGTTTAGAAGGTGCTTGTATAAAAGATTGGAAGCCTATTGACTTACCAGACGAAGCAAGACTACTTTGTTATGGAATGGACTTTGGTTATACTAATGACCCTTCTACTTTAATAGCACTTTACAAATATAACAACTCATATATCTTTGATGAGGTCATCTATCAAAAAGGATTACTAAATAGTCAGATAAGCAACTTACTTAAAACACACCAAGCAAAAGAAATCATATATGCAGATTCAGCAGAACCTAAAAGTATTGCAGAGCTGTCAAGCTATGGTCATTTAATAATGCCAGTTAAAAAAGGTAAAGACTCAATAGTGTATGGTATCAACCTCATCAATCAAAATGAAATATACATAACTAATAGAAGTCATAACTTAATCAAAGAACTACAGAACTACATTTGGTTAAAGAACAAAGAAGGCGAAACACTTAACAAACCAATAGATGCTTTTAACCATTGTATAGATGCGATGAGGTATGCTATTACTTCACAATTAGAGAATCCTAACAAAGGTCAATATTACATTTACTAAATGTTAAAGAAATGTTAAAGTTTTGTTAAAATTTAATAAACATTATTGTTAATAAGTAAATATGTTGTATATTAGCAGTATCAAACTACTAGATCAAACCTAGTAAAACTTATATTAAAAGTTTTCGTAAGTCAATACCAGATCTAGTTATGAAAGTTACAAGGGGTAACAAGTAAGCCATTTAGTAGTTTGGTAATTATAAAAAGGGTGTTGAGCACTCAAACAACAGGAAAGATGGAGTACTGATTGTTTCTTCTAACAAGCCCTTTTATTTTTAACTAATAAAGCAAAAAAACAATGCAAACATTAAACAAGTACAAACAAAACCTATCCATAAGAGGTAACCAAGTATGGAGTTACACTACACACGTTGCAACTATAAAAGGCAACAACCTTATGCAATTAGGTTACTGGAGTCAAACAACGCAAAAGCATATTAACTATGTGGCAAATGAATTAGAACTAAAATTAATAAAACAATGAAAAAACTAAAACACTACTTAACATTAACATTATTCTCATTTGTATTATTAATAGCAAGTGTAGTATTATTATCGCTTGAATCTATTATACATAACTTAATATTTTAGATATGATAGAGGTAAAACAAGGCAAGGTAACAGTATACAAAAACAACACAACAAAAGTATATACACTAAAAGAATACACAAACAATATTTACTATAGAAAACTATATACAAGAATATATCAAATAATTTGTATCATAGCTACTATGTTTATTCCAGCAATAATGATTAACTTGTTTAAATGACAAGAAACGTAAGAAAAGCTATTAGTTGGTGTTTAAAGAATGACATTAAGGTAATAGTAAAACCACTAACAACAAAAAGAAAACCAGAAGTACAATTACAAATACATAGGCAAGGTAAAATACAAACAGGAAACGAAATATACAAACAAGACAAAAAACTAGGCGATAAGATACAAGAGTTATACTTATACCTATATAAAACATTAAGATAATTTTTAGTTGATAGTTAGATAAAAGAGGGTTGCTTTATACAAAGTAATCCTTTTTTTGTTTTATAAAAAAACACTTTATGCAAGTAGAAGTTTCTATACCGAGTTCACTAAAAGAAGTTAAGTTAAAAGACTATCAATCATTATTATTAATAGATAAGCCTGATGATGAGGATTTGCTTAAATGCATACTTGATGTAAACTCAAAAGAACTTGGAAAGATAAAAGACAAAGATGTTGTATATCTAAAAGGACATATCAATAAACTATTTGATAAAGAACACGAGTTCATACCTACATTTAATTTAAAAGGTATTGCTTATGGTTTTATACCAAACCTTGATGAAATTACCTATGGAGAAAATAAAGATGTTACAAGTTACATAAATGACTGGGGTAATATGCATAAGGCAATGGCAGTTTTATTTAGACCTATTAAATTAAAGAAGAACAACAAATATATAATAGAAGAATATGAGGGTAGCCACCGATACGCAGAGACAATGAAAGATATGCCTTTAGATGTTGTATTAGGTGCTATGGTTTTTTTTTACAATTTAACGAACGAATTGCTAAAATTTATACCGAACTATTTGGAGAAGGAAATAACGAAGGAACAGATGCAAGGTCGAATTTCTCAAGAAAATGGGGAAGCTATTCAGAACTATATGCTCTTGCTCAAGGGGACATTACACGATTTAAAGAAGTTGCAAGACTTCCGTTACACCAATGTTTAATGTATTTAGCATTTGAAAAAGAAAAAGCAGAATTAGAATCAAGAATTATAAAAAGAAAAATAAATTAATATGCAAGGATTTTATAACCTATCTAACAAGATAAGAGAAACACTACAATTAGACCAATTTGTTAATACAGTAACCTACGGAGATTTATTTGAAGTTGACTTAAACAAACAAACTATATTTCCGTTATCACATTTTATGGTAAATAATGCAACAATGCAAGGTAATGTTTGGAACTTCAGTTTATCTCTATTATGTATGGATGTAGTAGACGAAAGCAAAAACTTTGCAGAAGGAATACCAGATGAGTTTAGAGGTAATAACAATGAGCAAGATGTATTTAACACACAACTTGCAGTTGCTAATAGACTAATGGAATTATTATTAAGAGGAGACTTATATGTAGAAAAATACCAATTAAATGGAGACCCTACATTAGAACCTTTTGTTGATAGGTTTGAAAATAAATTAGCTGGATGGACTGTTACGTTTAATGTACTAATTCCTAATGATATGACTATATGTTAAAAAACTTACAAGCAGAGTTACAATCTTTCGGAAAGTATGTTGTTCAACAATCAAGAACAAATCTTACTAAAGGTAAACACAATATAGATAAAAGGCTATATAGAAGTTTAGATTATAAAATATCTGAAAGTAATGATATATATAGTTTACAATTTTTAATGGAAGACTACGGAATGTTCCTTGATAAAGGGGTAAGAGGAGCAAATCCAAGTTTAGTTAAAAATGGAAGACAAAAAGGTAGCAATAGTCCATATAGTTTTAAATTTAAAAAACCTCCTATGCAACCTTTAGCTGATTGGGCAAAGGCAAGAAATATAAGGTTAAGAGATGAGAAGGGGAGATTTAAAAAAGGTAATTATAAAAGCATAGGCTTTATATTACAAAAAAGCATATATGCTCAAGGTATAAAACCAACTTTATTTTTTACTAAACCATTTTCAAAAGCATTTGAAAGATACCCAGAATTATTAACAGAAGCATTTGTGCAAGATATAATAGACATATTAAAAGAAACAAGCAATGAGCAAAATTAACGTAAGAAGTCCATACTTCATAAACCTATCAACTACTAACCTAACAAGTGCAACTCTTGAAATAAAAATATATATAGATGCAGCTAATACTTCTTGGCAAGGAAGTCCCCAATATACACTAACCTCAACTGCAGTCAATGAAAAGATAAACTTTGAAATATCAGAATTAATTAAGGATTATATACCAGCAGAGTTTAACGGAACATACCCAAGCACAACAACAGCAACAGATGATTATACTACAATGTATGTTGATTATAGGGTTACAGAATATATATCTTCAGTTGCTCAAACTCCTGTTGATACATTAGGAATAAGAGCGTTTTTAGGATATGGCTATTTTGAAGAGGGAATTAACCCTCAACTATTGCAAGGCTATTTGCAATCTAATACAACAATATTAAAATTAGATGATGATGCTTTGAGAGTTCCTGTTGACAATGAAAATACAAATTCTGTTGCTTTTTTTAATAATGGACAACAGATACATAGTTGGACGCCAATATCAGGAGCAAGAATACAAGACCAAATTGTTTATGTTAGTACAGCTTCAGCAGATGTAGATAATTATAGAGAAAGAGTAGAAGCGTCAGGAGGAACATATGAAGACAATCCTTGCATACAAGAGTTTTTAAGAAATGAAACTATATACCCAGTAGATGAAGTTATAATAGATGGAGTTGATGGGGTTACTGTTTTAAGAGTTGAGAATATAGAAGAATGCAAATACACGCCTTACAAACTAACCTTTATAAATAAGTTTGGTGTATATCAAGATATATACTTCTTTAAGAACTCTAAACTTGCAATGAACACAAATGAAGAAAATTATAAATCTAATATTTTAACAAACGGAACTTATAATACATATGATGCTCAAAAGAAATTGTTAACTAAAAACGGAAATCAAACGCTAACTTTAAATAGTGGTTATTATCCAGAAAGTAACAATGAAATATTTAGACAATTATTCTTAAGTGAAAAAGTATGGATAGAATATAAAGGAAAAACATTAGGCGTAAATATAGAATCTAAAAGTATAAATTATCAAACAAGTCTCACAGATAGTTTAATCAACTATACAGTAGATGTAAGCTTTGCTTTTGACACAATAAACAACATAAGATAAATGCAAGTAGTAGAACTATATATAAGTAATACAAGAGTAGATTTATTTCAAGATGAAAGTGTAACTATTACAGATACTATCACTAATGCTAAAGATGTAGCAAAAGTCTTTACAGCGTTTAGTCAGCAATTTAGTTTACCAGCTTCTTCTACAAATAATCAAATATTCAAACATTATTATAATTACGATATTACAGGAGGATTTGATGCAAGAATAAGAGTATCAGCAATACTTAAATTAAATGGAGTAGATTTTAAAATAGGTAAAGTAAAACTCAATTCAGTTAGTTTAAAAAATAATAAAGCATATTCTTATAAGGTTGTATTCTTTGGAGAAACAGTAGCGTTAAACGACACATTAGGAGAAGATAAATTAAGTGCTTTAAATGATTTAGATACATTGAGCCTAAATTATAATACTGCAACTGTTAAAGCTAAATTACAAGTAGACCCATCAACTAATGATATTGTTGCTCCTTTAATAACACATACAACAAGATTATTTTATAATAGCGATAATTCTGCACACTTAAATGGTACTGGAAATTTATATTACCATACAGGAAGTTCACACGACCACGGAGTATTATGGTCAGACTTAAAATATGCATTAAGAGTACATAGAATTATTGAAGCAATAGAAGCTAATTATCCTACTATCAGTTTTAGTAATGATTTCTTTAATACTACTAATGAGCCTTATTATGATTTGTTTATGTGGCTACATAGAAAGTCAGGAGATGTAGGTAATGGCGACCAGGTATCATCTTTTCCTACTTCTATAAATGGATGGACTTCAAGTGGAACATTCACCTGTGGAGCATCAGAAGTTTGGGGTGGTATGAGCAACGTGTCAACTTTAACTGTTTGTCCTGAATTTGCAGCATATAGTACAACTAATACTTTAATGCAATTAACTTTATCAACAACAAGTACTGATATTTATGCAGTTGAAGTTTTACAAGATGGTCAGAGTATATATCAAGCTTCAGGATTAACAAATTCAACTACTTTAACCAGTACATCAGCTGGTGGAGATTTAGGTCTTCCATCTGTTTCTGCTGGAGAATGGACAGTAGTAGTAACTGTAACAGGACAAAACGCTATTACATTCAGCGATATAAAATGGACTTTAAGGAATAATGAACCTGGTGAAACACCTCAACCACTTGACTTTTCCACAGGTAGTTTTTTATGTGATACTAATTTTGAATTTGCGATAACTCAACAAATACCTGATATGAAGATTATAGATTTTCTAACAGGGCTTTTCAAAATGTATAATCTTGTTGCATACACTAAACCTGATGGAAGTATATATGTAGATACATT